GTGTTGGTGGATCACTCGGACTCACACTGCAAGGACGAGAGGCCGCCATTCCTAAGGCCGGAATGCAACAGTTCTTATTCGGTAAACAGCCGGTAAAATCATTTCCTGCTCAAAAGAGAGACTATTCAACATTCTTACAGCAGAAGGCAGGCTTCTCGCCCCAGCAGGCAGATTTATCAGGATCTCTTGCACTGGCAGGTGTCACAGCGCTGGATGTTTCCCCGTTGGGTTTTGGTAAAGGCAAGTCTCTTGTTGATCCGAGGCGCGTTGCGATGCTTCGCCGTGTTCTTCGACCTGAGGACATTCGCATTATTGGGAGATTTGCCGAACTCGTTGAATCAGGCAAGGACAGGAAAGCACTCGGAGAATTGGGAACGATAGTGCAGTCCCTAACTGAGAACGTCTTTGGTAGTAAAGCGCGAAACCTAACGAACAAACAGATCAAAAACATCTGGGATCTTCATTTAAGCGCAGTTGGTCAACAGCGCAACGGCGCAGGGCTTGGTCTAGCTGTTAAGGATGTCAGGGACACGGCACTCGCCAAGCAAGCCGCGCTAGATAAATCAAATGTCGTCGCCCAAGCTACAGGAGGAGTAAAGCCACTCCAACCCCTCGCCCAAGAAGCAAGGAAGTATAAGAGTGCGGAGGAGTTTGTGGATAGTAACATACCAGTATTTAGAGGTGGAGAAGCGGTAAGGGTAACAGAAAGAGGAGATAGGGGATTACCAGTCTCAACTGATAGAAAAGTTGCGGAAACTTTTTTGAAAGCTAAACAAGATTTTAGAAAGAGTTTGCCATTTTTAGAAAAACCGTCAGTTAGCTTAGAAGAAGGTTTTATTTCCAAATCAGCCAAAATAGCTACAAGAAAAGACATTCCAGATGACATCTATATTTCTTATAGAGCTGCTGACCCGTTGTTAAAGCCAGATGTGGCAGAACCCATAATTGGTAAATGGGCAAAAGCAAATGGATTTGATGCTGTGGATTACAGAACGCTTGGAAAAACAAGCGCTAAAGAGGCAGAAATTAAAGTGCTGAACCCCGATGTTCTCAAAACCAAACAACAACTCACCGATATCTACACCCAAGCTACAGGAGGAGTAAAGGCAGTAGAAGAAGCTAGTGGAGTCTCTTTAAAAACTCCCATACTAGATAACAAACCTTTAACCATAAGCCAAGTAGCACCAGATAACCAAGGCCAATTACCAAATCCCCTAGATACAGAGGCCAGCCGTTCCACCATGAATCAGCCCATATCCAACTCATCTACAGAACAGTATATAAAAGAGCTAACACAAAAACAACAGCAGGCGAGATCTACAGGAAATGTAGGTATAAAGCAAAAAGTAGGTAGCTTATTGGCTGATTTCAAGGCAAAGCTGGTTGATGAGACTTCTCCCATTACTGACATACTTACTGTAGCTGAGAAGCAGAATAAATTTAAAACTCGTCCCTCTCAAGACATAAGACTTCAAATAGACAGAGTGCTTCGGAGCAAAAGTCTAGCAAGCCAATTTGCTGAAGATAATGGGTTGGTAGATGTGATCAAGAATGCTCCTGACATGGACGCACTCGATCAGTATATGATTGCAAAACAGGCAGCAAGCGTTGAGAAACAGGGAATAAAAACAGGTAGAGACCTAGTGCGGGATCAACAACTCGTAAATGATCTAGCTCCTCAATACGAAGCCCATGCTAAGGTTGTAAATGAATATAGTCGGAAATTGCTTAAGTATTCAGTAGAAACAGGGTTAATAGACGAGAACCTCGCCACGGAGCTTGTAAAAAAATACCCTGTCTATGTACCACTTAATAGAATATTCAATCAGCTAGAAAAGTCAGTGAATCGTGGTACAGGGAAGGGTATTGCGTCCATATCCAAGCAAACGGTTGTACAGAGACTAAAAGGCTCGGAAAGAGAGATTACAAGTCCAGTAGAGTCATTACTTCTAAAGACACAAGATGCCTTCTCCCAAGGTGAAAGAAATGTAGCAGCTAAACAATTGGCAAGTTATAGAACATTACCAGGATTTGAAGGATTAATAAAAGAGGTCGATGCAGGGGGAAGAGCTCCTCATACTTTCTCGTTTATAGAAAATGGGGTAAAAAAAACATTTGCAACTACTCCAGAGATATCTGCTGCTGCTAAGTCTTTGAACATAGAGCAGATGGGATTACTCGGAAAGATACTCTCTACTCCAACGCGAATGCTACAGCTCGGCGCAACGGGACTTAATATACCTTTTGTAGTTACTAACATGTTGAAAGATGAGGTTTCAGGCTTCGTTAACTCAAGTCGTGCTGCAAAAACATCAATACTTAATCCAACTAACTTTGTTAAGGCGTTGTTTGCGGCAATAAAACACGATGAGCTATATAAGGATCTTGTCAGAAACGCAGGAGGGGGAACAAGTTTTGATATAGCCAGAGATGCTCCTAACCTCGCTATAGCAAGACTGAGAAACCCTGTTGGATTTACTGTCAGACATCCATTAGAGCTCTTGAGGGCTATTGAGAATGTGGTTGGTAGAAGTGAGGAATTAGGGAGAATTAAAAACTTTGAAGGCATGAGACAAGCTCTCCTTAAGGAGGGAAGGACTCTACAAGATGCTAACTTACTTGCAGCACAAGCAGCGAGGGAGAACACGGCTAACTTCGCGAGGCGAGGATCTTTTGGTAGGGTAATAAACTGGACAATTCCCTTCTTTAATGCAGGCATTCAGGGATCACGGCAATTAGTTAGAAGTTTTCAAAATGCTCCAGCGCAAACCTCAGCGAAGGTCGCGATAACTATTTTTACTCCTATTGCAGTATCCACAGCGTGGAATCTGTCAGACCCTCAAAGGAAGCAGATTTATCAAGATATCCCTCAATACGAGAAAGAAAACAACATTATTCTCATTCCTCCCGAACCTACACAGGATGCTAAGGGCAGATGGAATGTTATCAAGATTCCTCTCCCCCCTGGATTGTCTAACCTGGGAACTATCGTTAGAAGGCAGATGGAGTCCGCAGAAGGATTAGATCCTGTTAGGTTTAGTGAGTTAGCAACTAATTTAATAACCGCTGGAACCTCGGTGGATATAACTAGCGGTAATAAGCTAGCTTCTACATTCACTCCTCAAATTGCTAAACCGATTGTTGAGGCAACAACAAACACTAACCTCTTTACGGGTCGCAGAATTATTCCTGACTATATGAAAAACAAACTACCTGAGGCGCAGACTAGATCAGGCGTATCAGGTGTGGCAACAGGAATAGGTAAGATGCTAAATGTGTCTCCTCTCATGGTTGAAAACTTTGCCCAGACTCAATTGGGCGGTTTAGGTTCACAGCTTTTAGGCAAAGAAAACCCTGTGAGTAATTTGGAGAGAAGATTCGGAAAGGCATCTGGAGGCGTACTGCTCGATAAAGTATATTCAGATTCAGCTCAGGTTCAAGCAGTGGAAAGTCAGGTCAGGGATCTTGCCGAGGCAGGAAGACGTGAGGATGCCATACAGTTAATTCGGCAAAATAAAGATCTATTGAGGCGAGCTAATACTATTAAAACAATTAAATCACAAGTAGATACATATCAGAAATATAAAAAGAGAGTCCGCGATGATACAAGGCTTACTCAGGAGCAGAAGAATAAGGTACTAATTTTAATTGAAAATAAGCTCAACGGGCTTTCTAACGCATACAATGAGCAAAAATAGATTGTAATTTAACAATTAGGGGATTATAATGTATCTAGTCAGATCTTACTGATCACGGCACCAGGTAGGTGTCTTTTTTTATGGCTAGAAAAGCAAAAGCTCCAGTCAGAAAAATATTTAAGCTAAAATCCCTCTCAGTACGAAGGGGGGTAGTGAAGATTCCGCGTCTTCCACGAATAAAAAGCAAGCGGATAAAATGAATACATCGCTCGTTAGCAAATACTCATACCTCGTAAACTGGTTTGCCAATACTGAGATTGGAAAAGACTACCTCTCTCACAGAGGTATTATATTACCCAAAAAACAACTCATCATTCATTCAAACGGCTATACATCGCGCGAAGGAAAGGGTGAATATCGCCATGTAGCGTCGACTGACAGTCTTCATATGGAGAAGAAGCTATTTCCAGCACTTAGAACAATAGATGCTGTCTCGATGCGTCTTAATGACTTCAATGAGGCAAAGGATATTTTTCTCTGGGGACTAGGATTACGCAACAACTCATTTCTTCCTACACTCGTAAAGCAATTCCACTTTGCGCAATCAACTTTTACGCCTAATGCAAGTAACGTTGATGGCCGTGTAGGAAGGTCAGCGGGGAATGAATCATGGGCTAATAAGCGAGGCAATGCGGGAGATATAGCGCAGACCGCTTCAGGTTCCGGTCCACAGATAAACGCAAGTACAGATGTAGGGAATCCGTGGGGTGAGTTATTCAGGAGACCTGAACCAGCCGACACCTCTGCTCTACCTGATACTGCAACCATTCAAAATACTTCGAAATTCCGTGTTTACGTCAATACAAAAACAACAACCCTTGCAAGTCAAAGCCTCGCCTTGGTTACAACAACTGGCCCTGCTAGCCTTACTGCGTTAGCTAATGGCGATTACGACGTGGCAGGTTGGGGTAGTACAAGGCAGGCTACCGACCTAACACTAGCAGGCATTACAACGAGCGCATTCAATGACTTTACCCTTAATAGTACAGGTGTTGGAAATATCAGCAAAACAGGGGTAACGAGGTTGGGACTTCGGATAGCAGCGGATGCAGATAATGCAGAGCCTTCCTGGTCATCAGGTGTAATTGCAGGATTGACAGTTGATCCATATAACGGCACAAATCCCATGCAGTATGTTATCGACTATACACTTCCATCATCAGCAATAGGATCATTTACATTTCTATAAATATGAAAGAAAGATATTCAGCAGCAGACGCTAATGAAATCACAGTCAAAGCAGCTATAGACTCAGCAACCAGTAACGCAAAGATGGGTGAACAAATAACATATCTTGTCAAAGGATTTGATATTTTGAATATGAAAGTCGATAGCTTCTCGAATGCGTATGTCTCGGTACGGGATTTTACGCAGATAGAGGATCGAGTAAAACAAGCTGAGAATAAGGTTGAGACAATGCAGAAGTATCTTTGGCTAGGTGTGGGTGGACTTACTGTTATAACTTTTTTCCTAAAGTTTTTCGTAAAATGAACATACAATGGGTTCCAAGCCCAAACTTCGATAAGAATAGACTGCCTATTACGCACATCTTCATTCATTGGATTGTAGGAAATCTTGCTGCTGCTGATGCACAGTTCAAGAAAACTACCCCAGGAACCTCAGCCCATTATGGGATAGAGGATGACACAATACACCAATACGTTAAAGATGATGCAGTTGCTTATCATGCAGGGGTATATTCGTGGAATCAAAAAAGCATTGGCATTGAACATTCAGCAGCACCAGATAGATTAGCCTCTGAGAAGACCTACAAGACATCGGGACAGCTTATTGCCGAGATATGTACCAAATACCACATTCCGTTAAATCGTGAGCATATCAAGGGTCATAAAGAGGTACGCAACACACAATGCCCCGGCACGATGGATATTGATAAGCTCATTCGGGTAGCTAAGACGTTTATGGGAGTCGATCCGCAGATTGAGCTGGATAAACTTCGCACAGAGCGAGATCGTAATTGGACCTACTTTGCCGGACTTTGCGACATCATGCAAGTACAGCCTAACTACGATATTGCAGCGGGAGAGTTAAAGAAGCTTGTTAGCTTTCAGGATGTATTGTTTCATAAGGAATCGCAACTGAAAGATGCTGATAAGAAAATCTCAGATCTTCAGATAGACCTAGTGAAGATAACAAAGGAACACGATAAGACAGTAGCCGAGAATACAAGCCTTGTCGAAGAAGCTAGGAGACAGAGTGACCGTATCAGCAAGCAGGAAGGGCAGATCAACACAGTCTCAGAGCAGCTAGATCAGTTGAAAAAACAATGCAGTATGACTGTTCTGACAGGTTATAAGAAACTAATCTATGACCTGTTAATAAAGGGGTGATGCTATGGGAATATTATTAACCATATTAGCGATACTTAGGAGTTATATAAAGGAGGTGAGTTATTTATGAGTCTTTCAAATACCATTATTAAGGTTATCGGTATTATTCTTGCGATTGTGGGACTTCTTCTTATTCTTTCAATTGTAGGACTAGGGTTTGGAGTATCACTTCAGCCTTGGTTTCTCGCATTGATTGTAGGAGTCGTTTTCTTAGGAGCTGGAATATATATTATCCGAGGGGGAAATTTTACCCTCTAAAGGAGGTGAGTATATGAGACCTAGTAAGTCAATGTCACTTAATCATACCGACTGGAAAAATATTCTTCGCGGTGGTGTTATCTTTGTTGCGCCTGTTATCTTAATTTATTTTGCACAAGTCACAGGAGCATTATCAGTTGAGGGTCATGCCTTCTCAGTGAGAGATTTTATTCCCTCTACTTTTACACAGGGAAGCATGGTGCTTTTCGTTCTAAATAGACTGACAGATATACTTCGTAAATTTGTTAGCTAATGGCAGTCGAGAAATATATCCGTGGTAAAAAGGATGATTGCTCTCACCACGGCAGACGTTCAGAAGTAAGACGGCTGGCAGAGAGCAACAATCAATTAAAGGAATATATGAGTCACGAGCGATATACACCAGAGGATAGAACTAGAGTGCCTTTCCGCAATGAGGAGTGGCATGCGTTGAGTGGTAGAGAGAATCGTATGCCTAACCAGTTCGGGCAACCAGACGCAGCAGTAGTGTTTGTTTATGGACTAGGAGAAGGATCTGGGGGCTTTAGGCATACAAACCATCATGGAGAGGCTTTCATCGTTCCTGGTGTGAACTGTGACGCTGAGGAGGCATCCCAATTAGCGGCAAGGGGGGCTGTTTTTCCTCTTGAGATAGCGCAACCAGTACCTGCTGCATCATTTGAAACCGAAGCACAATGGCTTAAACCTATCCATAATCTCAGCGATGACAGGAAAAATACGTAAGTGCCACAAAGATGTAGTTGCTTCTTTATCATAGAGAATGTAATATGGATTTAGATCAGTTTGTGGGAACAGATTTTTTTTGTTGATTAATCAGAAAATCCCCGATGTTTACCACAAGTAGGCGTCGGGGTTTTTTATGGAAAGGAGGTAATATGTTGCCATTTGTAAGTGTTGCATTAAGAGTTATAGACGAATTGCATATCATGGACAAAAAAGGGTCGGGAATGATTATGCGATTTGCCAAATTATATTCTCCTGAGAAGATGGGAGAAATTATGAAAGAAGCAAAGAAGCTTTATTGGTGGGAGAATAATCCAGTCGCAGCGTTTATGGTTTCTATTAAGGCAGTAAATACCAAGGAGAAAGAGCATGGACAATACTGGTTGGGTTAAATTACACCGCAAAATTCTTGACAATGGAATAATGAAAGATGCCACTGCTTGGCAGGTTTTTAGCTGGCTTCTTTTAATGGTTGACAGAAAGACCGGAAAAGCAAATTTTGGTAGGTTTTGGGCTAGTAAGAGTTTAGGGCTTAACAGCAACACATTTTATAAAGCTCTCTTAAGATTATCAAAAAAGTGGCAAATGGTAACACTAAGCAGTAACAACAAATTTACAGAATGTAGCCTCATAAATTGGGAAAAGTATCAATCTGGTAACAGCGATGGTAACAACAAAGTAACAACAAGGGAACAACAAAGTAACACTATACAAGAAGTAGAGAATATAGAATTAAGAATATTATCTGCTGATAATACAGAAAAAGAAAAACATCCCAATAAGCTCTTACTAAACAAATCCCAACAAATGATGTTCTTAAAAGAGTTTCCCGGACTTGCAACGTCAGAATTAGTTGAGCAAAAAGAGAAATGTAATGCCTATATGACCATGTCATCGAAGAATTATACCAACCCCGGTCTATTCTTCCGAGGATGGTTAAGAACCCATATGAGCGAAAAGACAACCAAGATATCCATTGACGTAGAAACTGCTAAGGTAATCGCTCCCTTGATTTCTCCTGAAGAAGAAGCGGCTGGTAAAAAGAAGCTGCAGGAGATTAGGGTGAGATTAAAAAATAAATTTTCCATAAATTAGTATGAATAAGACTACCTTAGAACACTTACAGCACCTTCGGCAAGACATACAACAAATAGAAGATAGGCTGGCACTACTTCGTGTGGCCTGGGTAAAGGCATCTCCCGGACAAAAGAGGTATATAGTATCTGTGGCGAAGGTTTCAAAAGAAGAGTTGGCTAGGTTGAAGGTAAAGCTGGATAAAAACGCTGCGCTTGACAAGCAACTAACAGTCCGTGTATAATTATCTGTATGGACTTCAAAGACCACAAGGAAATCTTCGCAGAGATGGGAAGAGTCTCCAGAAAGAAACGCTTAGAAGGAATGACCCCTAAGCAAATAAGCGATTACATGAAAAGGGTTAGAGCAGGTAAAAAGGAAGCTAAATAGCAAAACTCTTACAGGACTTGACAAGACAAACAGTTTGTGATACACTACCATCACATGAAGCTCACAGCATACGATCTATCGGAATTATTCATCGCATCGGCAGAAAGACACCTCAGCGTTGCAAAGATAGCTAATTCTCAAACGCATTTTTACTCTGAAAAAGTAGGCGCGGAAATACTCCAAGCTATGCAGGATAACTATGACTCGGAGAAAGAATATACCTCACAGATAGAGTGGCTGACATTAGCAGATCAAAGCAAAGAGATAGACCTAATCGAGTTACACGGAGGAACGATATGAGAAGCAGATTAAACAGACAGGGTAGCAATCAATATCGAAACAAGAGGCGTTCATCGTGGAAGATCTACACTTTCGGATACATCATCGTTGTGCTTCTTTTCATCCTGACGGCTCAGTATTACAAGAATGAAGGTGCTGCCAAGGTTTACGCTGAGGAAGTTTATACAGCAGAAAACATCATCTCCCCACTCGCTGACGAGCCAAAGGTTAAAGAGGCCACTGATAAACAGTCGATATCAATAAGAAATAAAATCCGTGAGGTATTCGGAGATCATGCTGATAAAGCGTTCAAGGTCCTCTCTTGTGAGAATGCAGCACTTAATCCTAACGCAGTGAATACAGCAGGAAACGAGCCGGCAGGCAGTCGCGACATCGGAGTATTTCAAATCAACGAATATTGGCAGAAAACACAGGGAAAGTTCTTATTCGATCCTGAGGTAAATATCAAAATCGCTTACATCATCTTTAAAGATAACGGCTATTCATTTGATCGTTGGACATGTGGAAGAAAGTTTGGAATCTAAGGAGGAAAATTATGCCAGTTAATATACACGGAAAACAATACATCACAGTAGCAGAGAGACTTGCGGAAGCACGAGAGGATTTAGTCTCGATAAACACTGAGGTCATCCCTAATGGTGGATCAGTTGTTATCAAGGCAACAGTCGTGACAAAAAAAGGTACTTTCACAGGTATCTCAGCAGCGAACCCAAATAAGTCAATTGAGAAGCAATCCCCTTATGAAGTCGCTGAGACATCAGCAGTAGGTAGAGCCTTGGGGTTCGCAGGATACGGAGTAATCGACAGCATTGCATCAGCTGATGAAATCGTAAAGGCTCAGGCAGTTCAGGAAGAGGATGACGGATTAGTGAGGGAAGTATACGAGGACAGGGCAACAATTGATGCGAGGCATCAACCAAGGACATGCTCTGAGCATCAAGTAGAGATGGAGCGGAAGATATCAGTAAAGACAGATAAAGCCTACTGGTCACACAGAGAGAATGGGCAAATTTGTTTTGGGAAAGGACTTCAATGACTCTCATTGGTTGCAGCAATGTGGACGAGTGAGTAGTGGTGTGGTCTGAAAAGACAGGGATTTACGCTAGGGGAGATCCTCGAAATGGGCAGAAACATTTTTCTCCCCTAGCAAACATAGAGTTGGACTATGAAAACACAACAAGATAAAGTTTTACAGTTACTAAAAGCATCAGGATCTAGGGGTGTTAATTCCTACGACCTTACATATCTCCACGCAATTAAACAAGCACCGACTCGAATCTCCGAATTAAAAGAACAAAATCATCGGATATTTTCACGCACAGAGAAGAATAGAAGCGTTACCTACATTTTACAAAGCAACTTTGTCCCCACCACCAAGAACAAAGAAACTGATGAAGAATATGTTTGGATATACGAAGAAAACTCTGCTCGTCGCGTTTCTAGATCTCAAATGAAGCCTACTCAATTAAACCTGAGTATGACTTGAGGGAGAGAGGGCGTGAGCCTTAGTTGATTGATACAGTAAATATTATTTAAGTACATGAATATTATCAATGATTTAAAAGAAAGATTAGAGAAGTTAAGGAAGAAATGGGTAGATCGTCCTGCAATGAGAAGTCTTACTGAGAAACGGGCGAAGATACTAAAAACCTTGTTGGAAAAGTATGAAGGAAAAGAAATTGCATAAGTGTTTTGATTGCAAAGCCCTAGTTCATATGAACGCGGATAGATGCAAGCCCTGCTCAGAAGACCATAGGGAGCAGAAAGCAAGAGAGTACTCAAAAAGTAAATGAAAAATTGTATTTTTATCATCCCTGGAGAATTAACTGATCTGAATACGTATATAAACGCTGAGAGAACAAATCGTTATAAGGCAGCGAGTATCAAGAAAGCTGAAACGCAGCGAGTTTGGGGAGAGTTAGAGAATCAGAAGGTAAAACCGATTAAGGGAATAGTTGAGATGATCTGTACATGGTATACCAAGGATCTCAAGAAGGATAGCGACAATGTAGCATTTGCTCTCAAATACATATTAGATGGCATGGTGCTTGCGAAAGTGTTGCCGGACGATAGCAGGAAGTATACAGGCTCGATTGTGCATATATTCGATGTTGACGCTAAGAAACCAAGAGTTGAGATAGATATAACGCAGAGATAATTTTCATACTGTCCTATGAAAAACAATCGAACAGCAAAAGCTGTGTACAGGGTACTTGAGTATCTTGCGAAAAGATATAACAGTCAGATGTGTAGAGATCTCTGCTATAGAATCTATTGGGAGTTTACAAAATGAATTTAGATATAGTTAGTTACATGGCAGGACTTTTAACTTTTCCGGCAATACTCGTTGGGCTGAGTATCTTATTAGGAGCAATCAGTAGTGTTGAGGATAGGGAGCGAGAAGAAGAATTATTCGATTGGAAAAATTCGTATAAGGATAAGCTATGAGGTGTATTTTAAATGTAATTATGTTTTTTGTTATTCTTTTTAGCTTGGCTGTAGTTTGGGTATTGTTATGAAAAAACTAACACTTAAATACTACTTCCATATTCACCATGGAATACTGGTAGAGGCATTGACTGAACCTTTAAAAAATAGGATTAAATACATTAAGGAGAATAAACCAAAGGATGAGATTGAGTTAAGGCTAAAACTTATCAAACCTGTCAAGGGTAAGTTACCTAGTGAGTTTATTGAAGCAGACCAAACATGGGATAAAGCATACCAAGCACGGGATAAAGCATACCAAGCAAGGGGTAAAGCACACCAAACATGGGATAAAGCATACCAAGCATGGGATAAAGCATACCAAGCAAGGGGTAAAGCAAACCAAGCATTCATTAAAGCAGACCAAGCAAGGGGTAAAGCAAACCAAGCATGGGGTAAAGCAAACCAAGCAGCGGATAAAGCAGACCAAGCATGGGATAAAGCACGAGAAGATAACATGCCAGCTCTTGAGAAGTTACATAAAAAAGAATGTGGATGTGGGTGGAACGGAGAAACTATCTTTACTGAAGAGAATGGGTTGGATAAATAATATGAAAAAACTAACTAAAGAAGAACAAAGAGCCGAGGCATGGGAGGTCTGCAATGCAATAACAGAATTAGCATGGAAAGCCTACCTAGCAACACAAGACTTAGCATATGAAGCCTACAGTGTAAAACTCAGGGAGATATACAAGGAGAGTAAATAATATGAAAAATTACTATAAAAAGGAAAAAATAAAATTTATGGCTACAATTGGATGGAATGGTGGAACTGTCGAGAAGGCTCTTAATGCAGTGATTACAGATCAAGGCTTTCTAAAAAAACGTAAAGGATATAAAACTTTTGGTGAGATGGTTGATGTACTTTGGAAAATAAATAAACAAAATAGAAAGATGGGATTTACTTCGGAATATACAGTTATTTTACCATTAAAGGGAACAAAACCAATTTATAAAAAGACACTTAACTAAACCTTTACTTATATGAAAACTGATTCAACCAAAATAATATTGGACTTATGTGGTGGTACTGGCGCATGGTCAAAACCATATAAAGATGCTGGCTATGATGTGAGACTAATTACGTTACCGGATAATGACGTTAGAACTTATGAGCCACCTGAAAATGTATACGGGATTTTAGCAGCTCCGCCTTGCACTATGTTTTCGTTAGCGAGAACAAGAGCTAAAAAGCCAAGAGATTTTAATGAGGGAATGGAAACTGTAGAAGTATGTTTACAGATTATATGGAAATGTAGAAAACAAAACAAGCTAGCCTTCTGGGCGTTAGAAAATCCAATGGGATATTTAAGACAATTTTTAGGTAAACCACCATTTCATTTTAACCCCTGGGAATTTGGAGATGCTTACACTAAAGGGACTGATATTTGGGGATACTTCAACTTCCCTATTAAAAAGTTTACAAATATCGACCAGGTAATGACTGAAGACCAAAAACTCAAGTGTTCAATCAATAATCGTAAACTTCCAAGTATCTCAATGATAACAGGAAGCAAGCAACAGACAGCTAGGGCAATTACCCCACAAGGTTTTGCACAAGCATTTTATAAAGCTAATACTTAACTAAACCTTTACTTATATGAAAAAACTAACTAAAGAAGAACAAGCATTTGATGAACAGTTTGATCCTATGAAAGCAATAGAGCAATTGGTAGACGAAGCAAAGAGGCTTAAAGAGAAGTACTCAGACAAGGAGAAAGGACAAGATGAATAACAACGGAACACCATATACTGATGAAGAATGGAAAGCGTGGTACGCAAATGAAAGCAGTAGCGAAAGATTTGAAAGAGAACAAGAAAGAAAGGAGCAAGATGAATAACTATATAAGAAAAACATATTCAGAGTTAGTAGCGTTACGTCGATTGAAAGAGATTGAGAAAAAAAATGGAGGCTTGATCAATGGTAACTTTTCTTTTGTGGCACATGAAAATAAAATTAAAGTGAAGCGGTTACGTGAGCTTTACCAGGAGGAGAGTACGGCATGAATAACTTAATAGCTGAGAGTATCAAGTGCTCAGTGAATTTTAGCAATAAGCCTATATGTAAAAGCAATTATCCTTGTGGTTGTCATTTTGGAGAGACTATTCACATGGATGGCTTTTGTGCTTGTGACGTTGATAAGTTTATCAAGCAAAAACTCCAAGCCATAGCAGAAAAAACGAGGGAGGATACAAAAAAGGAAATACTAAAAGATATAGCGACAGCATATCACGGTACAGATGATAGTTCTGAGGGTGCAACAGTGTTATTTATAAAGATTAGGGATAAGTTATCAGACAAGGAGAGTAAATGATCCACCAAACAACAATCAAATTTTATAAAGCACCCAAAATAGGGGATTACCTAGATATAATGCTTGTTAAGTGTGAACTGGGTAAGTCATTTAACGGATATTTAGAAAAAGGACACATTGTTTGGGAGGATATTAAAGAGGGTGCGGAGTGGAGAGACTACACGCCATTTATGGTTATTCCACGTATGTTCCCTATCCAAGAACTTATTGATGCACTAACAGACAAAGCAGTTTTGCCAACCACTATACAGGTAGAAACAATCGCTGAACTTAGCGCCACCAAATACCATCTAGAAGATATGAGAAAGCTAGTATTTAGAGAGCAGGAATCATACGAGAAGAAAGGCCAAGATGAATAACTTTATAAGCCCAGCAGAGGCAAAGAAAATGGGTATAAACATAAAGTTTAGGAGAATTAAAAGGCTTGGCAGACCAGCAAAAGTATATGGAAAAAGACAAAGAGGGTGGGTAGAAAGGCCATTGTGATGAATAACTTAATAGCTGAGAGTATCAAGGATCTTGAGTTCATCCTAACTGAGTGGGAGGGGGATACCAACGCTCTACTAGGTGCCGTAAGAGTAAACGCTAGATTGGACAGAATAACCCCCATCCTCACAGCCATAGCAGAAAAGACGAGGGAGGACACGATTATTGAGGTGAGGAAAACAATAGCACGAAGTCTAGGGTATCTTGAGAACAGTGATCTTGATCCAAGCCCAGAAAGAGTAATTACAGAGAGTGAGTTGTTTGAGATATTTTATAAGTTATCAGACAAGGAGAGTAAATAAACCTTTACTTATATGAAAAGAGAAATTAAATTCAGAGCGTGGGTAAAAAAAGAAAATAGTATGGTTGATATAACCTGTATTGATTGGACTAAACAAGAGAGTCAACCAAATGGGTGGTGTGCTTGTTCTTGGGAGGATGGATTTAATGAAAGTGTAGATACCCAAGAGAAAGATTGTGTTTTTCCTTTAGATCAAGTTGAACTTATGCAATTTACAGGCTTGCTTGATAAAGACGGAAAAGAGATTTACGAAAATGACTACTTGGAAATACCAGAAGTAAGTGATAATTCAAAAACTTGGTGTGTGTTCTGGGGTAGTGGTAAATATATCTTGCAAAATATCTCAACTGGTGATATACTTGATTGTAATGAAACAAACACAAACAAAAAAGAAGGCGGTGGCAACCGATACGAAAATCCTAGAGAACACAAGGCGGTGGCGTCTGACTTATAAAGGACTAACAGCAAATCTATATGCAAAGATACGAGAACGCTCAAAAAGAAATAATAGACAGAACGATGAATTTACTCTTGCAGAATTTAGAGCTTTCCTCGAAGCCACTGATATACGTAGACTCTTTCGGAGATGGGAGAGGGGTAATTGGAGCAATAAGGGAAGACCATCCGTGGACAGAATTGATTGCTTACTGGGGTACACCTTTGACAATATGCAAGTTATTACAGCTCAAGAAAATCGCAAGAAGGGTGATGAAGAAAAAATTATTCTATGGGGTAAGCCTATACATCAGGTTTCTCTTTCAGGAAACGTGGTTGCGAAGTACCCTAACATTAAAAAAGCTATGGAAATGACAGGAATAAATCGAAATAACATATCTTCAGTACTTCACGGTAAAAGAAAAACAGCGGGAGGATTTAAGTGGGAAGTCATTGGAAACATTTATGAAAATCCTGAGTTATTAGCCTAGGAGAAGTAACATATATGAAAAGAAAAGAATTTATTGAAATATTTGGAGAATTACCAGAGGATATGCTGGGAAATGATTGGGAGAATGATATCCAGGAGTTAGAAGTATTGAAGGAAATAACCTATAAATTTAAAGAGAAGGCGAAGGAGTAAATATGAAAAAACAATACTTTATAACAAGCAGGTTAAATAAAAAGACAGGAATGTACGACTTCTTCTTTAATGGCAAGAATGTAACTTGCTTATGGATGGATTTCTTTAGCGGTCTGAGTATGGAGCAGGAACTAAGTTGTACCAAGTTATTTATTAAAAAGTATGGCAGAAAACTATATGAAAAAACTAACTAAAGAAGGAGGTGAAATAAATATGGCAACTTTACACTATGTTGAACCAACAGACGAGCAAAAAGCAACAATGCAAACATTTAGAAATAAATATGAAGCATTATTTAATGAACTAAAAGCATTACCAGCTAGTCGGGGAATGTCTTTAGCTTTAACTAAACTAGAAGAAAGTGCAATGTGGCTTAACAAAGCTATAACTAAAAACGATTAGTTGATTGCCACTTGCCTTCGGGTGAGTGAGAGTTAATTAAACCTTTACTTATATGAAAACAAGATGGTTCAACAAAATACAAATTGACAATAAAAACTTACCTTATAGATGGCAAGAGAACCTTGTTTCAAATGGAAAGATTGGCGGAGTAATGCTTGTCTTTGTTGAAGGATTTACAGAGACAGAGATTAATGGCAAAGTTAAACAAATTAAAGATCTCTGTAAAATACTGAAAGGAGATAAATAAAAATGTATATTAATAATCCAGTCAGTAATTGTTGTCAAGCACAGGTCAGGATTATTCCTGTTTATAAAGCTGATGGCACAATAGCAACCGATATAGCTTTAGAAGAAGGAGAAAATCTTAATAGATGCGTTAAGTGTGGCGAGCCTTGCGATATTGTACAGCTAATACTTAACTAAACCTTTACTTATATGAAAAAACTAACTAAAGAAGAACAAAAAGAAAAGGCTAAATTAAAAGGAAAATGTACTAATTGTCTTAAGCCGATGGAAGATGAGAGTAATGAAAACTGGCAGATTTATTGTCCACGTAAAAAGTGCGTAGAGGCATTTATCAAATCCTTTTCAGACTAAACCTTTACTTATATGAAAACTACGAAGTACTATGACAAAGAAATATAACTACATCAAAAAGACAGGAAGACCAACGAAATATATACCTGAGATTATATTTCCAAAGGTAGAAGAATACATAACCTCATGTGGTAGAGAAAATACTGCACTTCCAACAGTTGAAGGACTTGCAATTTCGCTTGACGTAACAACTGAAACGATTTATCAATGGACGAAAGAACACCTTGAGTTTTCTGATACTATTAAAAGAATAGCTAATAGACAGAAAGAGCAATTGATGAATGATGGGATGTACGGAGGCAAAGAAGTAAATGCGGCAATGGCTATATTCTTACTTAAGGCAAATCACGGGCTTAAAGATAATGAAGGACAGGTGAATATTCAGGTAAATGTAACACCGATTGTTGATCTTGAAGCGAAATGATCAAAACAACTGCCACGAAGAAGATATTTGAACTGAGGAGGCGTATTAGAGTTATTTCCGGAGGATCTTCTGCTTCAAAAACAATATCCGTCCTGATTTGGTGTATCAAAAGAGCGCAGTTTCCTCCAGACAAGACCCCTGAGCTAATTTCAATCGTATCAGAGACGTTTCCACATCTAAGGCGGGGATCAATGAGGGATTTTCTTCTCATCATGGAGGAGCATAAAGTATTCAAAGACGCACAATGGAACAAGACTGATTGTATTTATACATTTGAATCAGGATCAAAGATTGAGTTCTTTTCGGCTGATCAACCTGGGAAAGTACGCGGTCCAAGGCGTGACATCTTGTTTATTAACGAGTGCAACAATATTTCCTATGAAACATATACCCAACTTGAAATCAGAACGAAGAAAATTATCTGGATGGATTTTAATCCTGTTCAAGAGTTTTGGGTGTATACAGAGCTTATCCCAAATATGGATCATGACTTTTTAACGCTAACGTACAAGGACAATGAGGCACTTGATCCGGCTATTGTTGAGGCTATTGAATCACGAAAGGGGAACAAGAACTGGTGGAAGGTTTACGGTTTAGGAGAGTTGGGGATGACTGAGGGCGTAGTGTATCCTCATTTTCTTCCACTTGATGATATTCCTCCCGATGCAAGGCTTGTAAGACGTGGAATGGATTTTGGATATACAGCTGATCCTACAGCAGTTCTTGATATTTATGAGTGGAACAATGCGTATGTTTGGGATGAGGTGCTCTATCGTAAGGGACTCAGCAACAGAGACATTGCGGATGTGCTTATGAACTTACCAAAGGCATTAGTAGTTGCAGACTCAGCCGAGCCTAAATCAATTGATGAGATAAAGAATTACGGAATAAATATTATCCCCTCTCAGAAGGGGCCAGGGAGCGTGCTACAGGGCATACAGTATGTTCAGGATCAGAAGATATATGTTACCAAGGGAAGCACAAATATATGGCGTGAGCAGCGTAATTACTTATGGTTAATTGATAAAGACGGCAAGATCATTAATGAACCTTCTCCCTTCTTAAATCATTTGATGGACGCGGGGAGATATGGAATGGAAAGCTTGCGACCAATTGATCAAAAGGATCTTGAGCTCTACGGTGATAACTATCAGAAAGTAAACGAAGGGCTAGCCAACAAGTGGAGACTATGAACAAGTCACTGCCTACAATAGAGCAAGATCCATATAAGATCGAAAGGGAGAATAATGATAAGAAAGTCTCGGTTCTTTTTGCCTCACTCTTTCCTGAGACTGCTGTGCCTTATGAGTATATCTTTGATGTAGTGAGGCTTTTAGAAAGCACTAAGGTTAACGCCAGAATCCTTCCTGAGGTGATAAGGGGAATATACAATCTCAATAGTCATAATAGGAAAGGGCAGGTAATTGTTCATGTTTCACGTGAGCTTACAAATATTCAGATAAGGGAGAATAGTGAAACAATGAGTACCTTATCGGAAGATGAGGAAAAGTAATTGATATTTAGATAAAAAGAGTATAAAATGTAGGAAATCGTCAAGATTGTATCTAAGACGGGTCGAAAGACTCGTCTTTTTTTGTTGATAAAATGGCAAAGAAGCAACCTATTGTTGGAAAAGGAACGCCTGATGAGGTTGAGGCGTTTACTGAGGTATCCACTCACTACGAACTCTCCCGACAGGACTTGGAGCAAAGAATCTATCGCAAGAATGGATTTGATGACGCGGACAAGATGTTTGCATCGCATATAGACGAGAACTCATGGCCGTATAGGTCACTGATGTTTGATCCCCGCCCTTACACAGTAATCCTCGAGAAATCAGCACGACTCATCGGAAGTAAGCCTAAAGGCCGCCTTGTGCCGCGTGAGGGTGGAGACTCTCTCGGAGCGTACATCAATAACGAGTTGCTTGATTATCAATGGGAAGACAATGTGAGGTTAGGCCAGTCAATGATATCAAAGTGGATCATGATGGATCAAAATGTACGAAAGTACGGATCTTCATTTGCTTTAGATGATTGGCATTATGAATGTTACACGAAGGATGGAAAGAAGGAGGTATTTTATGATGGACCCAATATGAAGGTACTGAATAATAGACTTGTTTTCGCTAATCCATCATATGAGTATATTAACAAGTGGTTTGCATATGGGGAATTTTTGACCATAAAGGATCTGGAAACTGTGAATGATGCCGGTAGAACTAAACCTCAATACAAGAATCTTGATCTTCTACGGGATTCAGTTGATGACTCAACAAAGACAAATGGAGATACGCCAAACATTCAGAGTAAAAATAAGCAAATGAAAGGCTTACAGGACTATATGGGGAGAGATGAATACAACAAACCTCTTCTGATTATTCATGAGAGAAGGCCAGATAGATGGATCTCGGTTGCCATAAAGCATGGTGTCGTGGTACGAGATATCCCCAATCCATACAAGGATCGTGATCTACACGTCAATCACTTGAAATACTATCCTCTCCCTGATGATTTGTACGGAGTAAATGAGCTGGAGCCTGTAGCGAAGCAAATCAGAGCCATAAATGCTCATTTGTCAGCCTACTCAGACACTATTGCCCTTGCGCTGCGCCCTCCTATTCACGTTAATCCGATGAACGTACGTCTTCATACCCTCTCATGGGACCCTGAGGCAAAGTGGTTGATGAATACACCTAACGTAGACGTTCAGTTGATGAGAATTGACACATCAGTTACAGCTAACTTTCAATCTATCTATCAGGTACTCGTCGGAAGTCTTATGAATGCACTCGGAGAACAATCACAGCAGATGAGTAGTTCTAATCCCTTCCAACAGGCGGGGAATGTAACAGCAACAGAAATACGCGATACCGCCACGACGAGAAATGTACGCGACAACATGAATAAGGTCTTTCTTGCAGAGGCACTAAAAAAACAGATCATGTTGTGGCATTCAATGAATCAACAGTTTATGTTTACTGCTAAAACGGATAAGTTAAAGATTATAAGAATTGCAGGACGTGACGCAGTTGAGTTCTTCACGAGACAGGGATTGTCAGATATCAGACCAACGCAGGAGGATGCAGAGCAAATTGCTACGGGTCAAATGGATTCTGATTCGATTGCTCCTGGGCCACGCTTTGCAGTTAATGTGGGAGATGACGAAATGGGTATGCCTATGGAAGTACCGAAGTATATGCCTGATGAATCAGGTGGTGGCGGTAATCTCATTATAGAGCCTGGTGATCTTCAAGGTAACTATAACTATATCCCTGATATTGAGTCAATGGCTGCGCCTTCTGATCAGGACATCGAGCAGAAGCTTATGGCACTGCTAACAACAATGACAAATCCTGCAATTGTACAGGGGCTGATGCAGGAGGGAGTGAGGCCAAAGTATAAGGAATTACTCACAAAAGCAATTGAAGCAACAAACGTAGTCAAAGACGCTGATGCGTACTTTGAAGACATCAAGAACACTCAAATGGGAGGAGGTATTAATGAAGGTCAAATTAACGGTGGAGGAGTCCCTGCGGCAGCAGGAGGGGTTTCGCCTCAAGGAGATGTGTCAATCGGAGGGATGGAGCCTAGTGCTGTTCCCGCTACTGGAATCGCAAATCAAATCAGCAGTGGTGGACCCGCGCAAGTTCCAGTCGGAGTCTGAGTATGTATTTGCAGCAAAGACTGCATGGGCTTACGGTCAGCATGGAAGCGATGTCTTAGACATGATTGAAAACAAAGTCAAAGACGCTGAGTTCTTAACAGAAAAAGAACAAGGCAAGCATACGGACAAATTAGCTGAGGCTATGAGTTAAAGGAGGTGAGTATATGGGAGGATTTAGAAGTTTATTTAAAGTGCGCAAGCCTGGAAACGGTGATGCGTTTCAAAAGAAAGCAGAAAGTGCAGGGAGAGCAAAGCTTTCAATTACTAACAAAGCTAGTAAGGTTCCTAACGGAGGGAAAAAGACTTCTGCTTAAGGAGGTGATTATTTATGCCAATTCAAGTAGTTAATGTTGGAATGTTTGAACGTGATGCAAGTGGCGCAAGAACAACAAACATTACAAAGACAATATCTAACCAAGGAACAGTACGGGTTGTGTATCAGGGGATTGAATACGTATTTGGACCAGGAGATTCAAAAAACTTTTCAGACGCCGGAATTGCCGCAGCAGTTGTTGCAGCAGACGCAAGGCTCAGAGTAGCAGACGCCAGAGATGGTTTAGCTTCAGGGGGTGCTAGTTAATGGAAAAGAAACAGTTGGACGAGCTGCCTCCCTCAGACGATGCAGAGTTTTGGGCAGAGGCAGACGTTCATACAAACATACAACCGAAGAATCTTTTTGACCAGAAGCATACGCTACGAAGGATTGCGGGTCATCAAGCGCAGTGTACTCACTGTGATTGGGGGTTTCAGTTAGATCCTGGAGATAGGATAGTAAACGGTCATTTATACAACAAGAAGAATGAGGTAGTTATTTAAGAAAGTGCTTAGGGAGTATGAATGTACTTCGTAAGGACTTCCTTATAAGTTGTCCGAATGTTTTGACCATTCCGCTTCACCAGCGTTACCAGGTTGCAGAAATGGAGGTGATATGAATGGATACAAATAACGTGGCTGAAGAAAACGTGGTAGAAACAGATACTACCCAAACCAGTTCGCCACAGGTTGAAAGCCCGATTACTGAGGGCAAAACGGTACAAGGGGAGACTGTACAACCTCCTGTTGTAGAGGATGCTAAAGATCCTGCCATGAACGAGGAGCAGCGAAGGGCGTTCCAAGAGATGCGGCAGGAGAATAAACGGTTAAAAGAGAAAATGGAGGCTCGCCCAACAGGTGAGTCTGCGTTCAATCAGTTTAGGGTGACGACTCCTCCAGCGAGTCAAGCTCCTGTAGATGTGCAGCAATTTACTGACCAACTTACAGGCGAGACTAACTGGTACGGGTACAATCAAGCCCAACAACAGAGAGAGCAGCAGATAATCCAGCAGGCGAAGTTCGAAGCACAGCAGACGACGCAAGAACTTTTGGATGAGAATAACGCTCGCCAGAAGTTTCCGGCACTGTTTGCTGACCCAGAAGTAGAGCAGGATATAGCCGATAAGTGGCTAGCAGCAAAGCTAAGGGGGCAGAATGCTTCTATTACTCAAATTGCTGATGGTTTCGCAAGAAAGCTCAAGCAGACCGCTTCCAAAGCCGAAAAAGTAGGCGCGGAGAGAATCCTGAATGAGGTATCTGACAAGGAAAACGCAGGACTAACGGCACAAGGCCAATCGTCTCAAGGCGCAAAACTCGCAATCTCGCAAGAGGACAGCGATAAATTACGTCTTAATACGAGACAAGGAAGCCTTGACGCAGTAACTGCAAGAATCTCACAGATCCCTTGGGCAAACAAGTAACCTAGTCTATTCCCCCGTGGGTAGATAGGGAAAAACTCACGGGGGAAAGAAGAGGTGAATTTATTATGTTAACTTCATTTTACGATACAAGTCGAAGAGAAGATCTTTTGGATATTGTTGCGGATTTGACTCCTGATGACACGCCTTTAGCGACGATGCTTAAAACGTCTACAGCTAAAGACACGATCCATCAGTGGCTCGAGGATTATGTTACTCCTCCATCATCTGTAACTTTTGCCGCTGAAGGTGCTGCTGCTACATATACAGCGCTCACACAGCCAAACAGAGTAACAAATATTACCGCTACTCTAACTGAAACATTCCGTGTTTCAGGTACTGAAATGGCAGTCACGCCAGCAGGTGGAAATCCAATGGATTACCAATCGGGAAAAGCCCTTAGAGTTTGGAAAATGAAACAGGAGTATGCCATCGTCAATGGTGCACTTACTTCTGGTGTTTCCGGAACTGCTGCAAGCATGGCTGGTTTGATTAACGTCATTACCACGCTTTACACTGCACGCAATTCAGGCACATCACTTTCTGAGACTGAGTTCCAAGATATGCATCAGCATTCATGGGATAAGGGAGGCACAGATAATTCGTTTGATTTAGTCTTAGTACCGTTTGGTCTTAAGAGAAAAATCGACGGATTTACAGCAGGTGCGACAAAGTATGTTGACCAAAGCGACAAGAGATTGACGCAGCCAGTCGCCATATACGAAACATCAGCTGGTGTAGCCAGAATCATGCAGCACAGGTATGTTGCTAGTGCAGCAGCGAGTCCTGGTCCTCGATTCCTAGGTATCAAAGAGGACAAATTCCGAATCGCTTACCTCCGTAAGCCATTTAAGGAAATGCTCGCCAAAGATGGAGATCGTGAGAACGGTCAAATCGTTGGGGAGTTTACTCTTGAATATCTCGGTGAAAAGTCGAGTGTTAACCGAAGTGGTTACGCAGTAAACGGCTAATAGTCGTTTGATAGTACCTACTGCCCTTTCAGTAGGTACGAATGAAATGACTAAACTAATCAAACCAGATCAATTTCTTGCGCACTATATTTACGAGAAGCAGACGAACCCTGATGCTCGTATTGTCATGCGCTCGTATCAGAAACGGGTTGTCAGTACGATTGATCACATCGTTGAGCTAGCACATGGGGATCGTGACGTTGTTTCCACTGAGAATGATTGGGGAATTGTTGAGGAGTTATTGAAGTTCTTTGCTAATCAATGGCCTCATGAGTTTAATGAGTTTAAGGCATCAATCCCTGATATACGAAGTACGAGAAATGATGGTGGGTATTCAAAGAGTAAAGAGATTAAGTATGTTATGGCTGTTCCTCCACGCTTAGAGAGAATGATTAGGGTTATTTTTCCCATGCAGCAGTGGGACAAGAAATTTGTCAATAAATTTGTAAAGAGACTTCCTATGTTTAAGGTGGGATAAAGTATTGACTTACAGTAATGAGTTTTTTTACTTTCCTATATTTATCCTCTCCCCATAAGATACTACCCTGAAAGTTTACAGTTGCAAGCGAAACAAATCCATGATATATTGATTTAGTCTAGTACAGACTTACTGTCCTACGGCCAGACACCTTCAGCGATAGCTCGGGTGTCTTTTTTTATGGCTAAAATTGCCGCTGGTTTAATAATAAAGAACGACTCAGAGCTGGAAATCCTCAAAAGAGCAGTAGGATCAATCATCAAAGACGTTGATGCAATCTACATAACCTCTACTTCGACACCAAACTATAAAATAGAAAAGTTCTGTAAGGAAATAGGAGCTCAGTACTCTTTCTTTCCGTGGGTCAATGACTTCTCAAAAGCGCGTAATTTCAATATGGCGCAGATCCCCGCTGAGTATGAGTGGTACTTCTGGATGGATACTGATGACGTTGTACAGGGTGCTGAGACCTTCAGGGATGCCATCACTATTGCTGAGGCTAATAACATCAAAGCAGTCTTCGCCCGTTATCTGTATCAGGTAGAACTTGATGGGAAGGGAAAGATCAAGAATATTCTCATTGAACACCTCAGAGAGAGATTGATAAGAAATGATGGTACATATGAATGGGTAGCACCTATTCATGAGACACTCATTGAGAAAGTACCCGCAGGAAAAACTGACTTTCAAGGCTTCTGTGTTGTTCACTTGATGGCTGCTGATCAGATGGAAAAATCTATGTGGAGAAATATTGCCATTCTTGAGCAGAACATCATTGATAATCCTGCTGATCCCCGCCCTGTCTACTACCTAGCTAAAGCGTATTTTGATACACGGATTCCCGAGGTTTTAAGTGAGCCAATTGGAGAAGGACTGGATTCTTTGATGATTGAGCTGGTTAAGGTATACCTTGCTACATCAGGATGGGCTGAGGAGCGCGCGCAGGCGTGGGAGTATATGTCAATGGTATATCGGGAGCGTCAGGACTTTAAGGAGGGCATTAACTGCCTCATGAATGCGCTCAAAGAAGATCCTAAATTTACCTCAGCATATATTCAACTCGCCCTCTGTTATGTTCTGATGAAGGATTGGGAGAAGGCAATGCATTGGGTCAAAATGGCTGGAAATGTTGATATTCCTAAAACTACGCTTGTTATTAATCCTAAAGACTACAAGGTGATGATTCTTGAGGCGTTGTTCCACATCTACTTAAATACAGGGAAGTTAGACGAAGTAGTTAAGGTAGCAACAGACCTGAATGAGATGCTTCCTAACGATCTCAATGCAAATCGGGTGAAGGATGTCATAGATCTTAAGGGGAGAAACGATCTCGCGCATTATATTGTTAAGCTTGCTCATCATCTCAGCAAGACAGGACAGGTCGAGCAATTGGAGAACTTAGTAGTCTCAATTCCACTTGAAATAGCTAACGAGCCGGCGATGGTTGATCTTAGAAATCAATTTACTAAGCCACGAATATGGGCAGATGATGAGATAGCAATCTTCTGCGGTCCTGGATTTGAACAATGGAGCTGGAAATCGGTAGCAAGGGGCATCGGCGGATCTGAGGAGGCTGTCATTTACATGAGCCATGAGTTAGCAAAGCTAGGGTGGAAAGTATACATCTATGCAGATCCACAGCAGGATGCAGGAGTACATGACGGCGTAGTGTGGATTCCTTACCATCAAATCAACTGGAGAGATCAATTTAATATTCTAATTGGCTGGAGGAATATTGGATTATTTGATGTTCCTACTCTGAAAGCGAAAAAATCGTACCTCTGGAATCATGACATCCAGAACGGATTAACGTATACCCCTGAGAGGGTGAATAAGATAACGAAGGCAATGTTTTTGAGCAAATGGCATCGGGAGAACGTACCGCAGCTAGATGAGATGAAGGTAATGTACACGGGTAATGGTATATGACAGCGGAAGAACTGTATAACAAAGTAAAAGAGGTAGACTTCACGATTGACATGAAGCCGTTTTATAAATGTGCTGATGGTGCTGTACGCGATGTAGAGTCAAAAGATGGACGATCAGATTACTATCAGTGGCTACCTAAACTCATTAAACTCAATAAGCCAAAGCAGGTCATTGAACTCGGTGGCGCTATGGGAGTTGCGTGTATTGCCATGCTACAGACACTTCCTGAAAACTCAAAGCTCTACTCAATTACACTTGAGGAGCATGGGCTTGAGTTTGCGTACATGGATAAAGAATATTCAAACCTTGTCAAGATAGTAGGAGATGACCTTAATCTTGCTAACTGGCCGAAAGATCTTGATCTCTCAAAAACTGATCTCTGGTTTATTGACTCTGAACACTCCTATGAACAAGTCAGGGCTGAAATTGATTTGTACAAGCCATTTTTCAAAGAAGGAGCAATTATACTTTTTGATGATATACACATCAATGATGGGCTTGCTCGTGTATGGGAGGAGATTAAACAAGAAATTCATGGATCAAAATATGAGTCAGATCTTCACTATTCAGGCTACGGGATTGTTGTTGTCGGGAAGCAGGTAGAGGAAAAGCGCGATCCTCATTTAATTGTTTATGGATCTTCGTATGATCGTGGCCTTGAGCATCTTCTTAAGATGTGGCCTGAGATTAGGGAAGTAGTACCCGATGCCCGACTCAGAGTCTTCTATGGTTGGGATATGTTTGACCTAGGCTACCGTGACAATCCTGAGCGCATGGCGTGGAAAGAGAAAATAAATGCTTCGATGAAGCAAGACGGTATACAGCATCTGGGCAGGATATCTCATCGCGCAGTTGAGAAGGAGTTTGAGCTAGCTGGCGTGTGGGCGTTTCCAACGCACTTTGGAGAGATTTCGTGCATGACAGCTATGAAGGCACAGAGATATGGTGCTATCCCTGTTGTCGTTGACTACGCGGCCTTAAAAGAGACTGTACAGTATGGGGTTAAGGTAAAAGGGGATATCTACGACAAAGAAACGAAGGATCTTTATAAAAGCGCACTAATAGCCCTCCTCAACGATGAGAAGCATCAAGAGGCTATCAGACCAGAGATGATGGAGTGGGCAAAGAGGTTTGCATGGGGAAACGTTGCGAAACAATGGGATCAAGAGTTTCGGCATGAGATCACAGCTGAGGAGAAAGCACTGCAACTAATCTACGCAGGAGAACCAGTACAAGCACTTAAACTACTTACGAATAATACTCCGATGCGGGAAAAGCTGGTTAAAAAGCTCGATCAACTATTTAGTCCTGCTAAGTACGATATACCGCAACTAATTGAGTGTGTGCTAGATCCTCAGACACTAATCAATGAGATGCTCACTACAGGGAAAGAATGTGAAATAACAACTCCTAAATTGGACGTAGCCTTGAATAAAAAGCTATGGGAGGGAGAAGGAAGGATTGATCGGCTTCGAATTATTGATAGACAGAATCTTGAGATACTATTAGCGGGATGCAACGCCTCATTTACAGAGACAGCAAAAGATATAACAATAAAATTTAAGCGTAACCTCGATAAGATGGTAGTCGAGTTACTTGAGAATAATCAAACGCTACAGGCGTGGGATATTGTCAAGGATACCGATTGGCCGAAGAAGGATAGGTTATGGCTTCGGGTCAAACACGCATTTGAACCTGAGGCGTATAAGAAGTACTACTCAGAGCAGCTTGTTGAGCATCCTGTGACTGAGGAGCAGGCACTGGATTGTACAATGCTTTACCCGAGATTCAAGTGGTTAGTTGCGAGCATCGAGAAGCAAAAGCCCTCTAGCGTGTTGGATCTCGGTTGTGCTGATGGGTATGTCTGTTTAACCTTAGCGAAGCGCGGATATGACTGTTTTGGTGTTAACCTCTATGAGCCATCAATTGTAATTGCTAAGGAAAGAGCGAAAAAACACAACGTACCCGCGAAGTTTGAAGTTGGGGATCTTATGGATCAGAAGCGTAAATATGACGCTGTAATCCTTTCTGAGGTTCTGGAACACATGCCCAATCCCCAACTTGTTATTGATCATTGTATGAGCTTAGTTAATAAAGGCGGCAGCTTCTACATTACCACTCCATCGCCGGAGCATATAGGTATCAAAGATCATAAGAAAGAAGCCGGAAGACTAAGCGGAGATTGGGATGACGGACTTCCAAGCGGCCATCTCCAGATATTCAGTGAAGAAGAACTACGGAGTTTATTGTCTAAGTATAAAGTTGAGCAATTCCTAATAGACGAACAAGGGTGTTTTATGAGTGAGGTGAGGCATAAATGAGCGACGGAAAATATAAAAAGAAATGTGATCACTGCAAGGAGAATGACGTTTGGGTGTTTGCAATGGATCGCATGGGAAATCTCCCCAAAGCATATTGCGGCAAGGTCTGTGAAGCAAATGCAAAATATGACAAGAGATTTGACAAGAGATTTGAGAAATGAACATTGCTTTCTACTGGCCTTTTATTCATGCAAATAAAGTATTTGACAACTGGCGGGATGGACTTCGTGCTGCAATTGAGATCATTGCCAAAGAACACGAAGTGGACTGGATTATTGGGCAGGACAAGTTACCTGAGGCGGGAAAGTACGATGCGATCATCTTCTGGGATGACAGCAACAGTGACTTTTTCAAACACTTTGGAGACTACAAAAAAGAGAAGATAGGGCTTTGCTTAACAACAAATCCGCAAAACTTTGAGAATCTCAACAAACTTGACGTTGTTTATGTTGAAAGTGGACCAGTATATGATCAGGTTCGATCTCATGGCATGTGGGCGCTTAAAGCGTTCGGAACAGATACTAATTTCTATACTCCAAATAACACCAATAAAGACATAGAGAACTTCTACCCCGCAACATTTAGTCCGTGGAAAAGACAACGGGATCTTGCTGAACTTGGAGGGTCATTATATTGTGTCGGAACAATTCAGCCAGACGGTCAAGAAGACTATCAAGCAGTCTGTAACTCAGGAGCAACTGTTGAGGTTGGTTACTTTCCTCCTGAGCATATTAGAGACCTTTACAGAAGAGCGAATAATGTTGTAATCCCAGCAGTTCACGGCTCAGAGCGAACGGTACTCGAGGCTATGGCTTGTGGGATTGAGCCTGATGTCAATCCGGATAATACTAGGGCGTACTCATATATCAAAGAACTTGAGGAGTCAGGACTATCACCGCGTGATTTCGTTGTACTTAATTATTCATCTGAGAAGTATGCCAAGGCGTTATTAAGGGGAATCTTATGAAGTGTTTAGTTACAGGTAATGGAGGATTTATAGGGAGTCATCTGACTGATTACCTTCTTGATCTTGGGCATGAAGTTATTGGTGTTGATAATTTTCTCACTGGAGACTTAAAAAACGTACAGGAGAGAGTCAATTTTTACTTTACTGATATTCGGTCTTTGGATACGATGAAGATTATCTTTAATCGTGAAAAGCCTGATTGGGTATTCCATCTCGCAGCAAATCCAAGAACATTTTTATCTGTTGAAGATCCTCTCCTTAATCATACGATTAACATTGATGGGACATTAAATGTTCTGTTAGCTGCAAGAGAGGCAAATGTAAAAAAGGTTATCTTTGCCTCAAGCTGTATCCTTTATTCTCCGAATACTCCCTATTATGTGAGCAAATTAACAGGAGAGGAATATATGAAGGTGTTTTCTAGTCTCTACGGAGTAAAGACAATCTCGCTTCGATATTCAAATGTTTATGGATCTCTGAGGCAGTCGGAGAAAGGATCGCACATAAACGCCCTAGCATCGCTGCATAAAAGCAAACGTGCCATAGGAAGAATCTGGCTTACGGGAGATGGTAAGCAAACGAGGGACTGGACTCATGTAACGGATATCGCAAGAGCTAATTTATTGGCAGCAGAATCTACAGCAGAGGGGGTGTTTGATATATGTACGGGAGTACAGACAAGTATGAATACCATAGCCAAATATTTTGATTGTCCGATTGATTATATTGCAGATCAATTAGGGGATGCAAAACATCTTAGTGTCTCACAAGATCCTATCCCAGCAAAAGATGCCTTCAAATACACCTACGAAATACCACTCAATGAGGAGAGTATTAAACCTTACCTATGATTGATGTAGTGATGCTTGCGTTTAATTTCAATGAGGAGTTAGCACGACTTACGGAGTCTGCTATTCATTCAGTCAAACAGTCTCCAATGGGCAGATTGCTAATTATTGACAATGCTTCTGAGATTAGGGCGGGGATGCTGCGGGATCTTGCTGACGTGTATGTGCGCAATAAAACAAATCTCGGATATCCCACAGCCGTCAATCAAGGGGTATCACTTGCAAGAACTGAGTTTATCGCAATAGCAAACAACGACATCAGGGTGTCTCCTAATTGGGTTAATGTATCAAAGAGTATCTTTAATGAGCATCCAAAGGTGGGATCTGTGCATTTTCGAATGATTGGGTACGATCATCCAATTATTGAAGGATCTGATATCTGGATCACTGGTAAGGAGCGATGGTGTCATTCTTCTTTTTATGTAATACGAAAAGAGGCATTTCAAGTGTACGACGAGAATTACTCAAAGGGTGGCTTTGATGACTACGATCATCATTTTAGGCTCCGTAGTAAGGGTTGGAGGCAGGCATACACCAATAAGGTATCATTCCAGCATGTTGACTCGATTACCTATCGAACAATGGAGAGTAAGGAGGACAGGTCAATAAGGGATCTTAAGAATAAAGAGTATTACAAAACTAAGTTTGGAGAATATCCTGATATCCAGTTCAACAAAGCGTTTCCTGAGCAGATTACCTTACCCTATATTCCTTTTCCATGATTTCAGTTATTACTCCATCAGTAAGAGATGAGATGCTTCCGATTATTGAGAAGTGCCTAAAGCGTCAGGACTTTGATGATTTTGAGTGGATTATAACTAGTCCAATTGAAATTGCCTCGGTTATGCCTACGCTACTTCTCAAAGATCCTCCAAAGCTTCCTGGTGACTTCTATACACTGTGCAAAGGCTGGAATCAAGCATATGCTCATGCAAAGGGTGAATTAATTGTTAATATTCAGGATGGCATTTGGTTTCCTCCTGATATCCTATCGAAGTTTTGGTTTCACTATCAGAATAAGCCTCGGGCGTTGCTCTCAGCGATAGGTCATCAATACGATAGCTTTGATGATCTCGGTGTACCGACAAACAAAATGTGGCATGATCCAAGGTCTAAATCAGACATATCGTTTGAAGAAGTTGCACCAAGTGAAATAGAGATGGTTCTTTGCTCTATACCTAGACAAGCGCTTATTGAATGTGGAGGAATCGATGAGGAATATGATACTTGCGCTGCGGTTTGTGAAAAGGAGATGTGCTGGCGGTTGAATGAACTAGGCTGGGATTTCTACATTGATCACACGATTGAGTATAAAGCTATCCACCATCCGAGGCTCAATGATGACTGGGAGAGAGTGTATCGTGAGAAATCTACTCCGTTATTCATAAAACACATGAAAGAACGTTCAGCAGGCACAAGAACGCTTAATGTTGACAATTTGTTGAAATACATTGCATGAGAGTGTATAATGGTTTTAGTCAAATCTTATTGATCATGGCGCCTTAGAGGGCGTTTTTTTCATGGAACTAACAATCATACCATCAGAAGAAACACCAAGGGAGAATATCAGCTTGGGGTCACTGAAAGACAAGCCAAAAGAAAAGAGGCCTGAAATTGTGGCTGAAAAACTTGAATTGTCAAAAAATATCCAAAAGTTCGATAATAAAAAACATACAGCTAGTCCTTATGATTACAATTCCATTTCATTAGCGAAAAAAACGGAGTATACTCCAACAGCTGATGAGATGATTACTACTCCCATATATAATCATGTAGGCAAGTTTTTAGGAATAGATACCAGACATGAATGGAATCAACACTACGATAAAGTTAAAACATTAGTTGATTGGGCACAAAAGAAAAGCGGAGCTAAAGATTTAAACTCGGTTATGAACTTTTTGAATGGTGCATTAAACGCTGCTCCGAGTTTTGGAATGAATCACAAGAGGATAGATCAATTATATATGTACGCAAGATTAAATATGGCAGGATAATATGGGGAACTTAAATTTTCAGGATGTAATTAGAGACGTACATGATGCTAGCCTTCATTCACTTAAAACAACTGCATCGCTGAGCGCTTCGACTGTATATGTGGGAAACTCTACGCTGTATGCAGTCGTCAATACTGGATCAGCAAGCGATTCAACTGTTAAGTTGGGATTTGTCACAGCCGCTATCTCAACTCCTACATTGTTTGCGGTTGTTAATACTGGTGAAGCTAATACCGGTAATAGTACAATTAATCCTGGCCCTAATCAGATAGGTTCGGTAACAGTATCTAATCCAATAACATTAAATAGTGTAGTAACGCTTTCCTCTTCTACTAATTACATTGGTCTTGCCTCAGTTAATATAGGTGGTACTCTTCCTGCACTGGTGGCAAGTACGGTTAATATTGGCTCAGTCTCAGTACTTGGTGGCGGTATTGCACTTAATGCAGGTGTTAATAACATCGGCTTTGCTACAATAGCCAACGCTGTTTCATGGCCTGACCCAAAAACTTTCATAGGGTTAGCAACTACAGTTAATGGAGCAGGAACTCAATTTATTGGACTAGTTACAGCTTGGACTAGAAACGCAGGAACTACTAAAACTTTAATTAATCTTCCAGTTGGCTTCTCTGTGGCTTCTATAACTACAATCGCTGTTCCTACTAATGTAAATAGTGTGTATGTAACCAACTTATTGCTTAATTCAAATGCGACAGTGAGAATAACTCTAAAGTCAGGAGTTACTTACTTAACTGGTAATGCTTCTATCGGAGTAACTCTTAATCCTGGGGGTGGGCTGGTAATGACAGGATCTCCAGACTCTCCATCTTGGATAGGACTACCATCAGGAGCTTTAGTTGTAGAGAAGTTTGACTTAACAGCAACATCTGCTCAAATAGCAGGTAATATAGTTTATTATCAGGAGTGATATGGCAAACATAGCAATTTTCAAATCAGGACAATTTCCTCAATATCTACAAAGGAGGTGAATTATGCCAAACGAAATACGAACAAAACCAATAACAAAAGCAAACTTCACAATTACTTTGGCGTCACTCGCTAACG